AAAAGAGTCTGGGATTACTTTATGGTAGGCCCGGCTTTAGATGAAAAGTCATCTGATAAATGTTCAATTAACATCGTAGTACAAATCAATACAGCTAACCTATCTGATATGCTTAAAGAGCATATTCTAAACACAATTAAAGACATTAACGGAAGACTGGCAACAGGCTCTCTTCATCCTATTCATTATATTCCTACAATTAGAAAATTTGATAAAGATAGATACGATGCCGTATATCATCCCTTTACAGAGAAGTGGATTAAGAAGCCTAGATTCCTCGGTGAGTCAAGTTTCGATTTAGAAGAACTTCATAAAGAAATTGACAAAAAGAAAAAGTTTGCAAAGTATTTACCAAAGAGAGGTCTTAAAAAATTAACTAAAATCTAATCATGCAAAAAGTCCGTTATCTAGACAAAAAAATAAATGATAACGAACGGTCCTTGGTATCTGGTTATTGGAAAGAACAGATAGAACATTACGGGGCCGAGGTAACATATTATACCCATGGCTACACTCTTTCCTCTCATTACTACCTCTACGGTGAAGATCCAACTACACCATTTGTATCAGCTGGACCCATGGTTATGTTTACTGACATTACCAATGATGCCATAATGCTTTCTAAGTTTGGTATAATGGCAGACTGTGACATGACATGTGTCATGCATATATCTTCTTTCCAAGAAGCTTTCGGTCAATATAGAGAACCAAAAGCCGGTGACTTAATTGAATTAAAAGAATATGGTGGGTTCGGAGATAGGCCCGGCGGAAGAGGCGCTCCGGTTTATGAAATTACCGAAAGAGATGATCAGAATTTACAATTTAATGCAAACTCTCTCATGGGCCATTACATCTGGGTTATGAAATGCAAGCGTTGGGAATACTCATACGAGCCTGGTACACCACAAGAACCTCTTAATGTTCAATTTAATGACGATGAAGAATATGGAAGGGAAGCAGGAGGTGCTAACCCTGAAGAACTTGTACAGCCTTACGAACAATCAAACGATAAAGCTGCTAAATGTATTGTTGATCAAGACTTACTTCCCAATCAAGAAAAGACAGAGCCTTATGGATACTACGGAGGATTAAAAGAACTATAACAATTAAATAATCAATATGAACGTTCTTCCGCGCTATACATCAGGTTCAACTAACTTTAACTCGGTTATTACGAGTTATGATGCATTGGCACAAAGAATCCGCAGACAAATGGGAGAGCCCTTAGTTAACGTTGAAATAGCTAATGAGCAGATCTATGACAATATTGCCCAGGCTATGGAATTCTTTACTAAGTACGCCGGTTACACAGAAGAGTTCTTAGTATTTGATTCCAAGATCTATCAAAAAGGTAAAGGTATAAAAGTTGATACCCTTATTAATCAAACCCAAGAACTAAATTCATCATTTACAGCAGGTCTGTCTGCTGGCTACGATTACGATTTAAATTCATATAGAAGAGTGCTTGATTGCTTTTCATTTACATATGGTGAAACAACAGGCATTAATACTTTGTTTACTTTAGAGCAGGCTATGGCTCAGCAAATCTATTCAAGTTATATGGTCGGTAACTTCGGGTTTGATCTTATAACCTGGGAAGTTCTTAAAGGCTTTATTGACACCCGTAATAAAGTCTTAGCCATGACACCTCATTACAGATTTGATCCTAAGAATCAAATTTTAAGAATTATCCCTGAACCAATTCCTGAGCAAACTTATATGGGTATTGTAGGGTGTTACTTAGAAAGACCTGTTAAAGATATTATTAATGAGAGATGGATTTATAGATACGCTTTAGCTCTTTCTAAGATTACAGTCGGTAATGTAAGAGGTAAATACGGTGGTACAAATCTCTTTGGTGGCGGTCAAGTTAACTATTCAGACTTTATGCAACAGGGTATCACTGAAAGAGATTCTCTTGAAAATGAATTAAAGAACACCTATGAAGATGTAACTGGTGCAATGTTCTTTATTGGATAAATAACTTTATGGACTTCAATAACCTTGTAACAGAAATATTAACAGAAGCTAAGTCAGCTCGTTGCACAAAAGTAACTAAGAAAGCTTCTTCAACTCGCCCGGGAAAAAAATGGATGAAGTGTGTTAAGGCTCCTGGTGGCGGTTACAAGCGTATCCATTGGGGTCAGGCAGGTGTAAGAGTTACAGGTAAATCCGGTAATACAAAAAGAAAGAAATCATTTAGAGCTCGTCATAAATGCTCAACCGCTAAACCCGGTACTCCCCGATATCAAGCCTGTAAGGATTGGTAATGCTACAAAGAAAAAGAACATCTAAGTTCAAGCAAGGAATATTTCGTCCTAACCACCCGGAAAAGTATAAAGGCACTCAACCCATACTTTACCGTTCTAGTTACGAGCTAAAATATATGAGATGGTGTGATTATAACCCAGCTGTAATATCTTGGGGATCAGAATCAATTATCATTCCTTATCAAAACCCACTCACAGGAAGAGTATCTCGTTACTTTGTAGATTCAAATATAACTCTTAAAACTAAAGATGGCACACTTAAAAAGTATCTCATAGAAATTAAACCTTCTATTCAAACATTGCCTCCAAAACCTGGTAAAAATACAAAAGCATTACTCAGACGACAGGCCGAGTATGTAAAGAATAGAGCAAAGTGGGAAGCAGCTACTGCCTGGAGTAAAAAGAAGGGATACGAATTTACTATTTTAACTGAAAAGCATTTAGGCCTTTGAAGAATATTTTCTAGTCTTTTCAGACCCAGGAACAATCTCCTCTATAGTCTCTTCTATAATTCTTGTTCTTGTTTGAGGTACTGTCTGAGCAGGTACCGGCTCGTCTACAAGTAATTGCTTTTGTTTAGTTTCTTTTAATACAGAACCGCCTCTAGCAATATTGTATGCTAATACAAGAGATACAGCTAAGGGATCAAATACTAAGACAATAATAAGAATAAAAAGTTTTACAACAGTATCAAGAGGTAAGCCAACTGATTCAGCTACAAACTTAAATGTACCGATATCATGTACTGCATTACCTTCAGAGTTTAATACAATAAGTTCGTTATCTTTTTCAAATACGAGAGTTTGAAGCTCTTGAATACGAGCTGTCAAGCCTTTAATCTCTTCAGCTGATCTTGCCATATCTTCATAAACAGGGGCAGCTGCCCGGCGAGACATTTGAGGCAGTCTTGCTTCTTGGGACTTACGTGCTTCATTCAATGTATTAATACGACTGTTAATTTGTTCTATTTCTTTTGCTACGTTGTCCTTTTGCTGAACAATAAGAGCAGCTTTATTATCAATAAGTTCGGTCTTACCGGCATTAACCTGATATCCTGAAGACAAGTAACCATAGATACCAAGTGATGTAATACCCATGAGAACCAATACAGCCGTTATCATATAAATTTTTAAAAACCAAACTGTCTTCTTCCAGTAACGATATAAGAAAGAAGTTGAGACTAGTTTGCCTAATTCTAGGGAACCGGCCATAATAACCACCGACCAAAAGTGTCCGGAGAATAAAGTGGCTATACCAAGTACTGAAAAATAAGCAGCACAACCTGCTACCAGGAGGGCCGAAAGAGCTAACATTAATGTAAACATACCGGCAATATTTATGCTATTTTAACTGGAGAAATAGCAACATAGTAGATTAAATAATAGAAACATATGGGACTTAAATTTTTAGTCGAAGATATCCATGACGGACTTGATTTCATGATCGAGGAGAAAAATCGTCAAGGAGAACAAAAACTCTATATCACCGGCCCGTTTTTAATGGCCGAGCAAAAGAATCAAAACGGTCGTATCTATAAATTAGATGAAATGGTTACTGAGGTTAACCGTTATACTAATGAAATGGTTAAGTCTCGCCGTGCTATCGGTGAAATGAATCACCCGCAGTCAACAGAAGTTAACCCAGTTAATGCCTGTCACCTTGTAACAGAGCTAAAACAAAATGGTAATTACTTCATGGGTAAGTCACAAGTGCTCAATACACCAATGGGCTTACTTCTTAAGTCTCTTATTACTGATGGAATTAAAATGGGCATTTCATCCCGTGCACTTGGCAACATTCAAGAGATGGCTGATGCCAAGCACGTTTCAAATTTCCATCTTATCTGTCTTGACGTAGTACATCAACCCTCAGTACAAAATGCCATGCTTGAATCTGTCATGGAGTCAAGAGAGTATATGATCCGCCCTGACGGTACTATTGTTGAATGTTCAGCAGCTGCAAGAGCAGAACTTGGTAATAAACTTTCTAATATGCCAAAACACGGCACAGACACATTCTTAAGAGAGGCCTTGATCGGCTTCATTAATAAGATTAAATTAGGCTAATATGACACAAGAAGAACAAACAACAATTACTAACTTTATTGGTAAGATTGCCAATAAGGATTACTCAGAAGCACAACAAGCTCTTGAAGCTGCTGTTGAAGCCAAGATAAAAAATAAAATCCGTAATTACGTAAACCAAGAAGAAAATTAAGCCCTTTAGAATAAATAAATATATAACAAATATGGACTTCAAATCAATTCTCAAAGAACAGTTCAAGGATCTCATTACTGAAGAAACCTTAACAGCAGTACACGAAGCATTCGAAGCTGCCGTAAACGAAAAAGCAGAACAAAGAGCAGAACT